GTTATTTCAAATGTGCCACTAGAATTAAATGTATGGACTTTATAGTCACCATCAGTCGTGATGATGCCTCCCGTGGCCTCGGTGTAAGCAATGCCGCCTAGTCCTGCTAAGATTTGCGTTTGCATTAAGTAAGCCCTGTTCCTGAGATTATCCATTCTGTAGCCGTCACTTTAACCGCCGTTGCCATGCCGTTCGCCGCCAGTGTTCTACTTCCTGTTGTGCCATCACCAGCAAGGCGCATCGTATCCGTTGTAATTGATATTGTTAAAACGCCCGCGCTGTCTTGGTTGATAAATGTAATAGCTGTGCCGATAGGAAAGGCCACACTAGCGTTTGGTGGAATAGTGTATATTCTAGCCGTTGTATCCGCAGAGGGGTGAAGTATGTGCTTCCCGCCATCACTTAGAACCAGCTCATAAGCCACGCTTTGTGAGTTTTGTGGTATTTCTCTTATTTCTGTAATCGCTGCGTCTAAGATTTTATTAACAGTGATCGCATCGTCTAAGATTTTATCTGTTGTTACGGCGTCATCAATAATTTTATCTGTTGTTATAGCATCGTCAGCAATTTGTGACGAAGAAACCTCAGAGAGATTCACCCAATTTACACCATCGTACTGTAAAAGGTCGCTAGTGGCTAAACCTGTGAATACCGTGTCGATAGTGGCCGATACACTAGCTAACGTAGATGTTGCTGGCCCAGCGGTGGTCACAGTCAAAACCCTAACCGTATCGTCGATTGTCCCCGCTATAGAATTTGAGGTCAATGCCGTTCCTATAGGGGTCAATATAGTCCTGCCCGACACTTCGGCAATTTGTTGTGTTTGCATAGTCAATAAATCAAATTGCTTCTCCGTTACATCGGCTGGGTTTCCATCGAAGTCCGCAAAGTCCGTGTCTTGCGTGTAAGAAACAATGCGTTGGATAATAATTTTTGCTAGGTTCGCTGGGGCCGTGTTGAATGTTACCGTCCCTCCAGCACCCACGCCCGCGCCCGACACTGTAAACCCTGTGGCCCCACCGCCGTTTAAAGTGTAGGAAACCCCGTCAACAGTGACCGCGAGATCACCGTCGGCGTAAAATAAATAAGGAAAAGAGAACCCGACCGTAGAGTTATCTCCGTCGTATTCTTTGATATTCGCTGTCGTCGATAACGTCATAATTTCTCCTTTTTCAATAGTATCACTATTACTTCATAAATTCAGGTTTTATCTCGCCGGCTCCCCACCAAGATTCCTGACCCTTTTCCTCGTTCATTTTATTTTCTATTCTGGCCATCCGTGTATCAAAATTAGGGTCGATCATTCTTTCTATTTGGTCCAACATTAGACGCTCAACAAGTAAACGGACATACCAAAGCTTAGCTGCTGGGAAATTTCTTTCTGCGAACTGGAAGACGTCTGAGCCAAAATTAGGGGCTTCTCCGTCTTCTAACATCTTATCAAAATTACCTTTGGCGAGCCTGTGCACATCGTCTGTGAAGGAGGCCATCGGCCCCAACAAAGTTTTCGTGAAGCTCGCCCCAAACCGAGTTGTGTCCGAGAATAGGAAGTCCCCAAATATACCGAAGCCCCCGCCCTGCACCATGGCGGCCATCATGGTGTCTGTGTTAATTTCCATAGGTGTTTTGCCTTGCACAACCTGCCGAACCTGCAAAGAGATTAGCCCAGAAAACGCCATCCCGACCAAGAAGGGGGCTATCCTCTCTAATCTGGACATCCCGCGGGAAGTCGCGGAGTGCCTCATTGCGTCGAGCAAATGGTTCATAACAACAGTAACCCCAAAGGATTTAAACATCATCAAGGACGACGCCGTGCCGCGTAGAGCAGTACCACTCTTGGCGTCTCCAAACACAGCCCCTGTGGAAATTGCGCGTGTTAACAACCGAGGCTCGTTTGACGCAGACAAGGCCATGTCGTTTATCCACATATCGTACTTAGCGGCGGTGCTTTCGAACCCGCTTGCCGCGACATCTTCTGGTCGTATAAAGTCGGCTCCGGTTTCGTCGTCTATCCACTCTTTAGATTTTGTTATATTATTGTAATCTGTCTCGTCCATATCCCAGCGGCCGAAAGCTTCGCGCATGTTCCTATCTAAGTCGGCCCATTTGACCTTACCGGCCTTAGCGTCGACCATAAAGCCCATAGCCTCTAGCGGGAGCGCCGCCTTAATAGCGTCCGTCATTATCTGTAACCCGCTGGCTTTATTTGTAAAAGACGCAAACCACGCTAAAGCCCCGTTAGAGGCCATATCATCCATAAACCTTGCGTTAGACAACCCTTTCCCTGACGTGGCCCCCGCTATAAAAGTCGTCCGGCGGGCGAGACGTCTTCCTGAGCTACTAGCTGGGTTTAGATACGACATATAATTCTTCAAAACATTCGTGGCGCTTAACCCATTTAGTCTCGCGGTGTAGGCTCCGTAAAACGTGTCAGACAAAGCCGAGATAGGTGCCCCCACAAGATACGCAGACCTAAGTAAATTTTGCGTGCCCATAACAGCGTTGTAAAATACCCCAGTTTGGCCTGAGTACGACGTTCTTCCCGCCAAAACATCGTACAACCCCTGCACTGTATTCAAGGCTTGGGGCTTACCGCCGTCGGCTTGGATGTTCATTTTTAATCGCTCTATTTGACCTGACGGATTGGGCCCCATCTCCATCATGAGAGCTGTGTCCCTCGTCATTGTGTGGATATGCCCCATCATCGCGTCGTATAATCCCGCGTCCTGAAACCCGTATTTTTCGTTGTACTTAAAAAATGAATCTGCATCCTTAAAGTGTAAAAACCTTGCGGAAGAATGGCGCTTGGATACGCTGACGCCTTTTGCCCCTATAGTTTGCTTGCCATCTCTAGCCCTGACCGCTACCTCGTCCAACCCGTTTGTTTTGATACTGCTGTAAGCCTTAGACAGCGCAGCGGTTAATTCTACGTCGGTCATAGGAAGGCCGGTGTCCATATCGACAGTGCGCTCTAAATCCAAGAGCCCCTTTATCTCATTTACCCAAGTCCCCTCATCGACAGACCCAACAAGCTTCGGGTTGTGTTGCTGGGGGAAATAATTATCAAGCTTCCCTATAATCCCACCCGAAGCCTCATACTGCTTATGTACGGATTCGAACACACCTCTAAATGCCCTAGCGTCAGCATTAATGCCCGCGTCCTCGGACACGCCCCCAAGTATCACTCGGGCCACATCTTTAAAGCCCTCCACATCTTGCGTAATCCCCGCGTGTTTGGCTCTGTATTTTTCTAAAGCTGTCGCAATACCAGTCGTGGCCTGCCTCTCTAAAGCTGTGTGGCGTATAAACACCGATTCTAAAATACTGCGGGCCGCCATCGCGACGCTAGATTTACCGTATAGTTTTTTCCCGAAAGTGCCGGCGAGCTCCTTATCAGCGTCGATTAACTTGGTTTTAGCGTCTAACTTATCACGTAAGGTTTTCCAAGAAAGCACGTCTTTTATTAAGTTCTCTTTGTGTTTAGTGAGTTGCGCAGCCTTAACACCAACAAATTTTTGCGCGGCGACGCTCGCCCCGAGCTCATCCCCCATTGTCTTCTTATACTTAGAGTACATCTCGTCGAACTCGCCTATTAGGGCCTTTTTTTGAGGCCCGCTGAGAACGGCGTTCTTATTAATACAATCAATAAAGCTCATCCTACACCACACACGGTGATTGCTTGGATAATTTGGTCTTGCTCATCTAATAATTCCTTAATATCTTTTACGGTCAACGGGCTGTCCACATCGGTCGTTACTGCGAAATCTGGGTCGTCCTCAAGCATTCTATCAAAATCTGCTCTTGCGGCTTGCTGTGTTTTTGTGTCTAGCATCGCGTCGGACCGCTCGGCCAATTTCTCCGCGTCGATCTTCGGTGAGGTTATTGTGTCATAAAGAGGAGTATCGGCAAGTTTTAAATTAGCAAAATCTGGTTGGGCCGGTCTCACTGATTTTTGGCGGCTAACAATATTGAAAAACTCAGGGTTTTTCTTTATAGCCGCCACATCGTCTCGGCTCAAACTTTTACCGACAACCACCATGTGTTTTTGCTTGGCACGACCTTTTATTGGTTCAAATGTTATCGCTTGCGCGTCCTCTATCTCAGAGGCGGCCTTTGCCGCGGCGGTAAGTGATTTGTATTCAAGAGGCTCCCCCGCCTCGTCCATCTCCATTCTCACGTCATCTCTGGCCTTTAATACGGTGTGTTTCCCGTCGCTGTCCTGCTGGACAATATAGTCAGTGCGCTTTTCCCCGAAGTGCGCCGCTTCTTCTTTGATGAAAGTGTCGGCCTCCTTCCTACTGTCGAACTTGCCTTCCTCAACCAAAGCGACACTGTTTGCCGGCCTTTTCGCTATCCGAGCCACATTATCCGGCGATAACTCGCCGGTGGCCCTGTAGTCTAACTCTCTCATATTGAAGTGTTTTTCGGCGATTGAAAGGTCTGGTTGCCTGTAATTGTTCAAAGCGTCTTGTGTCTCTGCAACAGCAGCTCTTTGCACATTAATGTCTTCTTTATTAAAAGGGCGCTCAATAGGCATTGTTTCGTCTATGTGCGCCGTGCGTGATGCGCTTTGAAAGGCCGATTTAATATCCTCGTCAGAAACTGTATCAGCGGCTTTGTCTAGGATGCGCTGTGACTTACTACCCACAGCCCTGATAGCCTTACCAGCGCCTCTTATTATCCCAGTAAATGCCGCCCCGCCCAAGCCCGCAAAAACTACATCCGTCGCGGCCTCTCCTATGCCGTATTTAAACCCTAATTCTTTTTGCCATTTAGATGTGGCCCCGACTTGTGTCAACTCTATCGCAGCGTTAAGCCCGCCTTCTATCGCCATAGCCCTTAAAATACCGACAGACGCGCCGACCCCCAATGGTAATGTCGCAAGATTCACAGGGTCTGTGAAGGAGCCCGCTATCCCCCCCACTAAACCACCCGCCGCTGAATCGAAAGTCGACGAACGGTTTTGTGTTTCGTGTAATTCTTGGCGGGCATATCTCGCGACGTTGCGAGTGTACTCAAGTATCTCGCTTTTTGTTTTTATTTTATTGTATCGAAGGTCCCCGTTCGCCCGTTGCTCGGTTATATAGGCATCCAGTAAATCCTGCTTTTCGTTAAGCATATTTACTCTGCCTTGCAAGGTCGGGTTGGAGTATCTCTCGTCTATTTCAGTTGTGTCTATTAGGTCGAAAGGATCATCCACGGAGAAGGACTGCTGTATCTGCTTATTTCTTTCGTCGAATTGGACTTTGTCGATAATAAACGGCGCCGGCATATTTCTATTTCGGAACATAAAGTCCCCAAAGGACGCCCCGACATTATCAGAGAAAGTTTGCGGTATGAAAGGGGTATTGCCCGTTATATCCTTGCCGCCGTCTAAAAGTGTTAACGCGCTCATCTCAACCAGTAACCATTCTTGTGATTGTAGTCTGACCGTGCAGGCGATAAGGCAAGTAAAAGCTTAGCGTCTATCTCAAACGCGCCGCCGTTCCTGTTTATTAGATGCTCTCCTCCTATATATACCATATACTTAGAGCCCCCTGAGTTTACAAAACGTCCTAGTCTTCTTATCTCGTCGGGTTCAACCGTTAAGCCGTCCTGTGACCCTATAGGCATCCCGCTAGAGACTTGTGACATGTTTGTTTCAGTTAATGACGCCATTGCCCGCCTCAGCTCGCCGCCACTCGCCCATTCCCCATCATCCTTTACAAAGGAAAATACCTTGTGGTTGTTTACATTTTCTGTCGGGCCAACCACATCTTTAATGGCTTTCTTTAATATAGCTTGGTGCACAACCCCCGCCACCGTGTTTCCTGACGCTAAAGCCTCCCCTTTGTACATGTTGTGCACAGCCCTGTAGATGCCCTCTAACTGCTCTCCTTGGACAATAGTCCCGCCTATGAGTTTCTGCGTGGCGGCCCTAACCTTATCTGCCGAGACATCCCCTTGTGTGGCTGCCCCATTAAGTAGTGTCTTCGCGACTTGAGGCGAAACAGCCATAGCGACAGCCATTTCCTCAGAGTTTTTCGACACCTGTTGAGAAATACTTCTTCTTTCGTTGACAGAAAATGTGCCGCTCAAAGTCTCAAGCATCTTCGCGACTTCCTTCGGTTTACCGTTTTCGTAGACATGCGCTATTTGGTTTATTTCAGCGCCCCGCAACAAGGGTATAGTAACACCGTCCCTTGCGTTAATGATGTCGCGAGAGAACCGTCTGTTGTCGATCTCATCACCGAACGACGCAGGGTCGCTTAAATCTAGCGGCTGTGAAGGAGGAACTACTTTTATAGACTCGTAATAGCCCAGCGCGTCAGCGTTCAACCTTTTTATTTTGTCATCGTACAGAAGGGCTAAGCTTTTGTATCTGGCTAAATCCTCTTTACTATGGCTTTCGTCTAAAGATGTTTGCACTTTAGCTAAAAACTCCCCTTGACCAGCCAATGTTAAATCATTAACAAAATGGTCCGCGTCGTCCGCTGTGGCCCTCATAATTTGAACAGTGCTCGCTGTTTCAGTCAGCCCGTTTGCTGTCGCTTCTTTTTGTAATCGGGCGAGCTTACTGTCGTCCACACGCACCCCAGCCCTTCGTAAATCAGATACATGATTAGCCTCACTGCGAATACCAGAGTCCACCTTGGCCTGTGACTGTTTTATTTTCGCGTCGGCTGTTCGCATATACTGCGCCAGTTGCGGAGTGTCCTTATACAATCCGGCCTTGGCATCCTTTTTGAACTGCCAAGGGTTGCCCGCGGCGTTTGCTCCGGCCCTAGCTCCCCTTAATTTATCTAAGGAACCCTCAAGGATAGCTGTCTTTTCCACACCGGCGATATGCGTTAAGGCGTTGATTTGGCCCTCTAACAGCTCAGCGGCGGTGTCGTACTTACTTGGGTCGGCGGCCACCATATTAACAGCGCTAGTTGTGGTATTTTCTAAATTCACCTTAGCTTGGACCCCGACCCGCCTTGATTGTTCTTTCATACCAGCGCCAGCAAAATTCACCTTCATATTAGCGAGGTCGCGCTGGTATTTGTTTTTCATTGAGTTAGGAATTTGTAACTTAGAAGCCCTTTCCTCTAGGTCTGCCGCGTAAACAGAAGACAGATCAGCACCGTCTTCAAAATCTGATTCCCCGAGTTCCTTTTGGCGCCTCATGTTGTCTAGCTCAAATTCGGAGATTTTTGCGAAGTAATCGCTCTCGTCATGTTTAAGGCGCATCGTGTCAAGCTTGCCAGCGCTATCACTCAATAGCTGGGCCGACTCCAGTTGGGCTCTAGCTTGAGCCTTTAAAGCTGATTGATCGCTACCAAAAGCCCTAGCGTCTGCTTGGACATTTACAAGCTCTTGGGGCATCGCCGTTCTAGTAAATTGCTTTATTTCTGGCATTAGAAGCTACCTCCTTGTTTTTCAGCTTTGTTTGCTTCCGGTTTTTTAGCATCGCCGCTGCTACCCATGCCCGAGAACGACCCTAACCCCTTCGACACCCCACCAAGTATCGCTGCTGTTTTACTTGCCTTACCCGCGGCCTTTACGCCGGAGATTTGGTTGATTGAGTTTTGGGCGCTTGTGTTTAACAAACTCGCCCCTGTTGTAAATTCACGCTCTCTTAGGATCCCCTCGCTTTGTATAGTGAGGAGGTTTAATTCTTCCTGAGCGGCGCTTGATTGTAATATATCTCCGAAATTCTCTAACCCTATACCACTAGCACCACCACCAGCTCGGGCTGTTCCCATACGCAATCTGCGTTCTCTGTCGGCCTTGTCTAACTGCGCCTCTGTTTGTCCTGCGACAACACCCGCGTTCTGGCCGGCTATCTCCGCGTTATACCTATCCGCGTTAGCTTGGGCTTGTAGCTGGTTCGCTTGCGCGTTAGCTTGGGACTCGGCTGCGTTACCCGCCTGTATTCCGCTTGCGACACCTGCGGCGGCTGCCACTCCCGCTAAAACTAATGCTGTGGTTACCGCCATTTCAAATCACCTTAATGTAATGCGACATTCCCTTGTCGCTTACTTGATAACCTTCTCCGATAAGTTTAGAGCCCATAAGCTCGCCTTTCATTGATGTCATCACTAAATCTGCGCCGAGCTCTTTTGCTAAATTAGTCATATAATCCAATAATCCCTCTAAGCCTTCTTTGCGCTGCTTCTTTGTTGCGTCCTTATTTGATATAAAATGCTCAAGCCAGCATATAGGGGTATCTGTTTGGTAGAGCCACGCCGCGCAAATACCTACATCCCCGTCCATAACTACTATACCATTCTCCGGCAGAAACTGCTCTGGTATCGGTGGCCAACCCCACGCCTCGAACCAGTGCTTTATGTATTCGTATTCATCTTTTTTGATATACTCGTATTTCACTTTAACCCCTGTCTTGTGTAACAACTTGCGGCGCAATCATCAAAATAGTAGCGGGGAAAACACCATCGTGTTGCAAATAAATGGTCCCGTCAGAGTCGTACCCACTAGGCCAAGGCAAACTCTTTGTATCGCCTGAGTATAAAGCTAAATCCTCGTCATAGCTAGAGCCTTGATCGAAATCATAAGAATCATAGACGGTTTCGCTCGAACCGTAATATAAGCCAAGCGTGTTAAGTAGACGCACAACAAAGCGCGTTATGCGTTTAGTTTTCCCTTGCGCTGTACCATCCTGCGCCCCAGCCTCCATGCGTTGTGACTTAAACGCCCACGTATTGCCGAGTCCTATCTGGATCACTGACGCTGTGACACTATTTGCTAAAGTAGCCACGCCTCCCGTTACAACAAGGTCAGGATGAGACTTCCCGTCGACCATAAGCTTAACGGTTTCTCCCTCTAAATGGCCCAGCCCGCTAACCGTCGCTGTGGCAACGCCGTCGTAAGTGAGGCCGCTGTCTATATGGAAGGCATCTTCCTTAGCCATATCGTCCTCGTAATACCGCTCCATATACTCTATATATTTTCTCGTCACGCCATTAATTGTTCTTTCCACTATAAACCACAACTCGTCGCGACTACCGTCTGCGCTAGGTATAACAGAGAGAGATTTTACAGCAACATTTGTGCCGCCTAAAATGTGTCTATGGGCCCCGAATACAGCCTCATCGGGGTAGTATGTGTAGCCTATTAGTAGCCCGTCTGTGCGGCGTATCCATACGCTATTCACAGGCTCTTGTTGGAACTTTATCTCAGCCATGCCAGTTTTGGTGATGTGCTCGGATGTTATAGTTAGGTCGCGTGGTTTTAGCTGGTCGCGCTCGAATGAGTAAATAATGTCGTGCAGTTTACGACGGGCGCGTTGTGCGAAGATTGTCCCGCTCTCCGCTTGAACCGGCTGGATATAAGCCGACCCTATAGCACTAAAGGCGTCCGCTTTCGCATTGGCTTGTGTGAGAACTTCTCCTGAGCTAGACGCTCTGATAATCCACTCTCTCGCCGCCGTTCCTACTATAAGCCCTTTGTCGTCTGTCCCTGCCCATTGTATTGTGTTCACTTTGCCGGAAGCAAGTGTACCACTAAGGCTCGCGTCGTCAGTAACGGTCCCGTCTGTGTCGGACGGGGCAAAATAAAAGTCTGTATCTGAATATCCACCGGTGCGAGATAAAGCCCACCTATCAGGGTACGAAGAACACCCGCCAAGGAAAAGTCTGTCTTGGAAAAATGTTATCACCCTTGGATACCCAGTCGTTTCTGAGAACAACCCTAATCGCCATTCTTCTGTACCGACCGTCGCGCCGGCGTTCTCGCCTTTTATTGTAGCTGTGCAATGTGTAGTATCAGCTACCGCAGTTATCTCAAGCCAAGTCCAGTTGCTACCGTCGTTCCATCTAATTAACCTACCTATATCTGTAGAGACAAAGCCATCCCCATTATTGATTCCAGTAACTGCGCTCGCGGTCACATTGACTGAGCCGGAATACCCGCTAATGGACAATGTAGTAGGTGAGTCGTTTATCGGGAGGTAGGGCCCGTCGTTGAACTTAATAGTGTTCACACCCCAATTTGTGTTAGAGGTTCTTGTTATAGCGCGTGTCTCGTATGTTCCGTGCGTGATGTATAAAACATCGGCGCTTTGGGCGTATTGTAATTGCAAGAGCCCGTCGCTGTCAAATAAATTTGCGGAAGTGAAAGGCGATGCTATTTCGTAAGTCTTGGCGGCTGTGCCCGCGCTAGTATATGCTGTGTAGGCAGAGCCATCAATATCGACGCCGTCGATATCTTGCAAAGCGAACGTGTTTGTAGTTTTCGCTGAAACTAAATAAAATTTACCGTTAAGCTCCGTCATACCGGCGACCGCCGCTATATAAACCTCGTCCCCGTTGGAATACCCATGCGCCGTTGCCGTCACAACGACAGGGTCAGCGGCTGTGGCCCCCGAGATAACTTTTGTCGTCTCAACGATAGCCGCGTTCGATGTGTAAAATCTAAGGTACTGGTCGCCCATCTCTATTTGGTATTCTTGCTCCACATTAAACTCGAACGGTATAAGAGCTGTATTGTTGGCGCTTGTCTTTACTTCTTTCACAAAACGACTACCGCCGCGCCTCACTATTGGCCCCTGCTTTAACGGCATAAGGTTTTGTAAAAGTCTGGAGCTGTCCGACCAGCGTTCTAGGTTTATGTGCCCGTCCATTAAAGGGGACCATTCGCCGGCGTTCCAACTTGTTTTAATAGGGCTGGCTTTTACCATTTTTAACTCGCTGTGGAGGTTGAGTAATCTATGTCGTCCTGACCAGCTTCCCTAGCCGTCACCCACGAATCCTCTTGGAGGGAAAGAGGCGGGTCCTGTATAGAGTCGCTCGCGTAGGCGGTTTTTATATTTCTTACAAGCTCATCAGCGAGATTAGCTTTCTTGCTGTTGGATTGTGTTATTTCCTCGCAACTCTCAAAAGCGAGCCTTGTCGCAAGAGCCTCGTCAAATAGCGGGTCAAACTCGCCAGTATCTGTGACGCGCCTTATGTACCTGATATAAAGCGGTGAGCCAGCGTCAGTTACTATATACTGGCCCTCTATTCTGTAATCTGGGTTGCTTTTTACTTCCAGTAAAGCTAGAAAATCCGACGGCAGGGAAAATTTATTCGCGTAACCCCATGAGGGGGCGTTCGAGTCTTTCGCAATTTGGTCCCGCGCTATAGCGAAGTTCCAAGGGTAGGCCGCCAACATAGCGTCGCGCACTATATCCCACATCCCAGCTATAACTTTTGCCGGCTTGTTTGTGTCTGTATCTATATTGCTTACACGGCCTTCACCAAGCTTTGACAAGCCTCGATTTGCAATTTCTGTTTTACTAGCCATGTGTCTCTCCTAAAAAATAGACCACCCCATAAAAAACAGGGTGGCCTATATGTATACTATTCTGTGTAAAGAATTTGCATCGCTACCGTGCCTACAGCAGTCGTACCAGCGGGTGTGCTGATAGACAAGTAAATATCACCGTATGCTGGACGAGCGCTAAGGCCGGCCAATACATAAGCAACATCGTTCGCTGTATTAATTGCAGCAGCTTCAAAGCGGTACTCCGTCATACCTGTAGCGGCAGCGTTCACGTCAATCGCAGAGGCAATCGCGTCAACATCTACTGCTGTGTACGTACCGTCATCATTTTTCTTGTGAAAACCGATGTCGATTGTACCGGCAGAACCGAGGTCGTCGGTTGCCATTTTTACACTGTGTAAGATTGCGTCTACAGGCAATTTGAATACGATGTGAACGTCGTCATTTGCTGTGTCTGCAAGCTCAAATACATCTACCGCACTCTTAACAAGCCCGCCGTGCAACCGTGAATTAACGGTATCAGGTGGGGTCGCGTCAAAAGCAGTAATGTGAGTTCCTTTGGTTGTAGTCATTGTTCAGGTCTCCTATTCTGTACATTTAATTTCGAAGCATTTTGCCTCTTCTAGGCGTGTGAAACCCTTCATCATAGTAGCCTCAACATAGTCAGGCTTTCCTTGAAGGTCAGGGCGGTCACGAACAACACCAGAAATGTCCTGCCATAGTCCACAACCCATTCCAGATGGGACCCATACTGGACAACGTCTGTCGCCAGAGCTGTCAGTCGGCAGGCGAGTTGTGATAATGAAGTTCATGTTAAGGAATTTGCGGACCATGCCGTCGACAAGAACCGGACGCTCATTAAAATCTGTGCTTGTGACTTGTGTCAAAGCAAGTAGATCATCATGTTGCGTCGGCGAAACAGCAATATAAATCTGCTCCATATCTAAATCAACATCGTTGTCCAAAAGACCTTTTTGAGCAGCGCGGAGCTTATCAATATTAAGGCCAGTTGTCGAACCAACAGAAGCGGCGACTTGGTTGCCGGCAGTAAACGCCGTACTAGTCGCGCCTGTCTCACCAGTCTGCACACTACCGAAGAAAGCAGTAGTGAACAAGTCGTCGGACTTACGGTTCAACGCTGCAACGGCAGAGCGAACATAAGCGCCTTGTGGTGTGATGTTAGTTTGTAGCAAATCAATGCTGTCTACAACCTTACCCCAGTCAAATTTCTGTGGGAAGACCCAGCGGCCGTCATGGTCAACGTCGATATTGATTGCTGGTTTTGCGGAAGTGTTGCGAGCAACAGCCTCTGTAGCGTCGATTTGAGATAACATGCGAAATGCTTTGTTGCCTGTGACACTTTGTACAGTACAATGAGCAGCGAGTTTCGTTGCCATCTGCTGAGACAAGAGCTCTAGATTAGTAGAATACTCCTGTGTGCGTAATGCTTGAATATCAGTCATTTGATACCCTCCTTGTTAAGTTACAATTAAAACCGTTTCGGATTTTGCTTGTCCAAGAAGGGGCGCTTCCTACATATTTAAAGCCTATGGTGGGCTGTGTTTAGGGCTCAGGGGCAGGAAACGCCTTGTCTGGTAATTGGTAGTTTAGTGTATATATTCCTACGAAGCAACTATTTTATTAATACGCTGCATTTTTTCGTAGTCTTTGCCTACACCTTTATTGTAAGCTCCCAGTCTCTCGGGCTCCGCTTTCAACTCAGACATAAGGGAGGCTTTGTCTGCCGTAGCCTGTTCTTTAGTGTAGCCAAAGGGCCGGTCCCCGCCGCTGTCATGGATAGGGGCCTCTCGCCCGAAGTCTCCAGCGTTAGCGAAAAGTTTAAGTGTGGCCGCCGTTCCTATAGCCGCTTCAATTTTACCTACTGTTTCGTCCGCGTCCATACCATTAGGGATTAAAGCCCGCAACCCGCGGCGTGATAATTCCTCCCGCTCTGTGGCGTTAGCCCCCCACTCCTTGACAAGAGCTTGGTACTCGGCCTCTTGGTTAGCAACCTCGGCTTCGTTTTGGGCTCTCTCCCCCTGTGCTGCGAAGTCCTCCACGCCGGCGACAAGGTTAGCGAACTGCGCCTGAGAAATACCGTTTTTATGGGCAAGCTCAGAGTAATACGCCATTTTTGTACCGTCTAACTCTACGCCGTCGGGAACATCGACTGTATACTTGTCGGCAGTCTCTGGGCGTCCAAGTCTATTATAAATAGCATCCATCGCTCCTTCTTCCGCCATATCTTTAGGCAATTTAAGAAGTTGATCCTCACTAGCGCCGCGGAACTTTTCGAGCTCCTGATATGATGTGACGGCCTTCACTGGGTCGTCCCATCCCTTATTTTGAATATAACCTTTGATTTCGTCGGGGGCCGCGTCGTACCACTTCGATTCTGGTTGCGCTGCTGGAGCTTGTCCTTGTGCTTCTGGGGCGGCTGCTGGCGCGGCTGCTTGTCCTTCTACTGCTGGGGCTGGGTCTGTCATTTAATAGTCTCCTTCGGTTGGTTAAAAATCTTCTGTTTCATAATCGTAAAATTCTTCAAAGTCTATTTTTAAAGTGTTCATTATTTGTAAGAACACTTCACGCCTACCCTCTCGCCTTGCTGTCTCGTAAGGACACTTATCGAAGGTGGTTTTTGTTCCGTAACAAAATACACGTAAATCTGAGATAACCTCTTTCCCAGCCTCATTACCAAGGGCGCGGATATACAGTGCCCGCTTTTCTTTCATATTCATTTATTCGCTGTAACTTTCTGCTTGTGCTATGTCTTTTATCGCACCAGCTACTTGAGGGGCGGATTCGACCATTTGTTGCATACCTTCTTGCTCTTGCTTCTGAGCAGCTATTTCAGCCATATCTTCTTTTGATTTGAAAAGCTTGGCGGGAGCGCCGTTAGCCTCGCGCATGATATTTGCGTATTCATCCCAGTCGATCTTATCTAAAATGGTCGGGTCGATTTGCGCAAGGGGCAACATGCTTTGAATAGTTCTTTCCGTCCCCAGCGCCTGCTCCGAAATTTGCATTCGTGACAGCGGGTTTGTGTAAAGTATCTCAAACTCACCACCGAAGTCCTTAACCGCTTGGGGAAGCTCTAAGGGTTGCCCGTCTTCAAATACGCCGTACTTCTCGTAAATACTTATCTCGCGCATAATCATAGGGTCAAGCAACTCTGTCATTTGGCGTCCGGCGGTTGGAGTTAAAAGCTGCCCTTTCTCTTGGGCCAACTGCAAAACTTCCGTTGCTGTTTTCTGGGGGCTGTCTACAAGTATCTGGAATAAATTAAGGAAGAACGCTCTGTTTATAATTTCGTTACTGCGCTCAAGACCGTTGTTTGATAGGTCTAAATTCCCACCAGCTTGATACGGGCGCACTAGTGGGTTGCCGTTCATATCGAGTGTGCCGTAATTAATAGCGCCCGGGCGCATAGAGAACTTGCGGACCGTTGCTTGGTCGGCGGCCAGTATAGGAGGGTCGACGGCCATGTGGCGAGCCTTGATGTCTGTCTTGCTCATTTGGTTCGACATTTTAATTTCGGCGAGAACCGTCATGCAAGGTGAGCGCCCGTAAATCTCATTAGGGCTCGTGGTCCACCGGCTTATAATATAAGGGAAGGTATCATAGTACCCTTCTTCTATAAGCGCGTTGTCCTCTATAGAGATGTGGTAGCTAATAAAGTTCCCCTGAGTTTCGTTCTTGTCGTCGGGCATAACCACATGGAGAAATTCCATTTTTCTAGACGGCTCTTTCTCAAGAGTGTCCAGAACCTTCTCAGGCGTCCTGTCTCTGAATTTCTCGAAGGCTTGTCTAGCTGTGAGTTTGTATTTACGGTAATCCGTGTCAACCACCCCGCGGGCGTTCTCCATATAACAGTGCTCGCCGATATGGGAGCTTTTATAGCGGATGGTCCCATCAAGCATATCCTCGACAATTAGGACACAAGTACCAAAGGCCAGCAGGCTCATATAGCACTCATGGAGATTAGACGAAAAATTTGTTTTAGGGCGGTATCTGCGCTGAAACAAAAAGCGCATGACCTTGTCGGCCCATATCTGGGAGTCCCTGTCATCTGCTATGCTGTCCGGCAAACCTATTCCGTGCCACATAACCTGACGTGGTGTTACGATACTCTCGATAGCGGCGGCCCCGTGGTCGAGTGCGAGCGCAGCTATATCGTTGTATCTGTTCTTAGAGCGGCGCTCTCCCTCTTGCTTTGATGAATTAAAAAAATCATCTTGGCGTGGAAAGACAAGCGGCGCTATCTCGGCCCAATGCTGCTCAAAGGTTGAGCGGTCTGAGCGTAATTGGGCCTCTTTTTGTATTAAATCTTCTGCGGTGCTCCCCATACTAACCCCCTAGTAATTTTTTGGATGCTAGCCCGCCGGCTTCACCGTCGTCTTTAGCTAATAACGTGGCTGCTCTACCGCGCTGCGTTATACGTTGCCGGCGGTCTTCTCTTTTAGCAGCGGCTAACTCCTCTTTAGAATTGTCGACTGTGGGCGGGGGTGGTGGCGGCGGCGGCGGGGGCACGTATACCGGCGGTGGTGGTGCTTTCGGTGCTCTAAAAAATCCCATTTACTTCTCTCCTGTGTAACAAACTATAGAGCCTAGCTCTTTAAAGCCGAATTTCTTATATAGGTTAACATACAATGTATTATTTTGCTTACCTAAAAATGTAGCACACCCTCCGTAAAGTATGGTAAGATGCTCGTCGGCGTATTCAGCACACGCCTCAACCAAGGCCCTACTTGACCCCGAACCCCTATCTTCCTCGCGAATATAGAAGAAGTCAATGTCTCCCTCATACCCCTCGAAGAAACTGCGGCCCCTGACGATGATAGCAACCCCGCACACCTTATCGCCATCCATAGCAGCGAACACGACATAATCGTCGTAATGGAGTGTGGAAGCGAATGTGTTGTAGGCAGTTTCCTTGCATGGGACCATTGAGCACCCAGCACTAACCTCCGCGTAGTAAGGTTCACAATAGTTATAAATGTCGTGGATATCTTCTGAGCAGCATGTTTTCACTTCCATATTTAATACCTTACCATCTCTAATTCTAGTAGTCTAGGGGGTCGTAGTCTGTCGCCACGTCCTCCCGCCCTGTTGTTCCCATCATCTCTTGCAAACGGCCTTGGAACCCCACGGCGAAATTTAATAGCGGGTCAACCCCATGGCTGGCAGCGTCATGTAGCGGAGCCTCTCTCCAGCACCCGAGCTTGTCGTTCCACTCTTTGCGGTAATTGTCTAAGTGTTTAATGCCCTCAGCGCACTTCTCGGCGTCGAGCCAGAAGCGGGGGACCACATTACGCAACGCCTGTATGTCGTCGTTTTTGCTTTTCGTGCGGGGTATAATTTTTATAGGGCTTATCCCCAAATTAACACCAGTCTCCCTGCGTGTCTTGCCGGTGCTTAGGTCACGCACATTACCGTCGTGGGGCCAATGGTGTGTCCCGTATGTGTAACCCCTGCGGGCTAAGACTTGAGCGTAGTAGTCGAGCCCCTCGCCGCTATCCTCGAAATAGTCTATAAACCTATAGTCGTTCCCTACATGTTGGAAAAACCATATCGTCATGCTGTCATTCATCCCGAGGTCCCACCAAGTATCGACCAGTCGTGAGGGCTCCCAAGGAACGGATGTAATTTGCTTGTTTTTGCGAACAGTCGTCATTTGCTTTGTTAGATAAGCGCCCTCCATAGATTGCTCGAAAGCCTCGTCTGGGGTGATAGGATATTCCCGCTTCATGTAATCACCCTGTTGCTCAGTCTTCTTTACATACCAAGCTTTTTGCTCAGGGTCCAAAGGATAACCCTTTTTATCAAGGTCGTCGAAATACACGGCCATTTTTGAATCAATCGACACATCACCGCGCAGCCTATAGCCCTTGTGCCAATGCCAACCGTAGAAATGAATCTTAGGGTCAAGAGGCGTGAGCTCTTGCTCCAACTCTTGCAAGTGCGTGGCGCGTTGCACCAAGTCGAAGAACTCCCCGCTTTGACCCTCGGCTGTACTCTCTACGAAAATCCGCTGTCCGGCGTGGACCGTATTCAACGCCCCTGTTTTGATCTCTCTCGCTTTCTCGGGGTAGCGAGCAGCAATTTTACCGTACTCAGATACATGTAGAATTTGAAAAGTACCACCACGCAACGAAGTACCAACCGTGATAGTAGACCCATTACTAAACTCCAATTTTCTAGCGCTGTCCGCAACGGCAGTTATGCGCCCCCGCAACCAGCGAGGTAGGCGGTCGTAGGCGAACTTAACCTTATTTTTAAATAAGTCCTCGGCTTCGGTCAGACCCTGCGCGATAACACCCGCCGCCGTGTTTGGTGAGAATAAGCAGGCGTCTAGCGCATATATAAGAATGAATGTAGAGAACCCCAACTGACGCGCCTTTAGCACGACATTAAACTCATGGAGGCTGTCAAAGAAGTCCTCCTGAGCCGCGTTCATCTTGAATGTAATGCAATTCCCGTATGGGTCGGTTATCTTATATAGATTATTAATGCGCCACCGTTGATCGGTGAAACACTCATAACCAGACCTGTCATGGGCTATCACTAAGCGGCGCCGAAGTACGTCGCGTCAATCTTCACAAACCGGCCCGCGCTCGCATCGTAGGCTACGATAAAGTCACCAGCCGCTAAAGAAGCGCCCGCAAGTGTAGGAAGCTCGTTGATCTCTAAATTAGTTAAGTCGTATCCGTCAGCCATGTGTATCTCCTGTTTAGCCAAGTTTAAATTATAGGGCCGCTGTGTCGATGTAATTACGTCCAGCGCTAATCTCGATGTCTATACTCTGGTCGGCAGGAAGGTATGTGCTCCCGCTGTCGTTTGTGGCCGCAACGTCAGACGCGCCCACCTTGAACCAAAACCCAACGCCGACACTTGTCAGGCGCACGATCTTATATAAGTCGGCATTCACTGCCGCGCTTCTGGTCCCGATGTCTGTAACCTCGCTGCCCACTATAAAACCAACAACCGGCAAGCTGTTTGAGCTCGGGGTTCTCATAAAATTAATATTCACTTCGTTAGCCATTCTAGCTCTCCTTGTTTGTCTTCTCTACCTCGGCAACCCATCGCAACATGTCGTCCTCTGGGTCGTCACCAACTCCTTTTTTGCGGGCGTCCTCTAACATTTGGACCGCTCGCACCGCCGCGTTTAGCATAGTGTTGTCTACGTTACTACTTTTCAGCGCCTTGTGTATAGCCCTAATAGCTAACGACCCGTTCATCTCTATCAGCTCGTCGTCGTTGAAAGTGTCTCCAGCATCCATGTCATCGAATGCAGGGGCCACACCAGCCATCGAACAAGCCTGCTCGTAGCTCATGCCACTGTCTTGATATGCTTTAATTAGATCGTCGTCGTTTGTAGCCATTGCGTATATAATAGCATCTCCACCGCAGCTCGCAAGTTTTAATATCTACCTATCTGTCTCCCGTGAACCACACGCCGCCTAATATCCTTCGGCGGCTCCTACCACGAGAGAGCGCCCAGTCAATATGTTTGTCTTTAGTTATGTTAACTACTGAAAAATGGGATAAAATTTGGAGGGGGGTTCTATAAATAAGTAAGCGGGGGCCGCAACTTTGGGGGTGGGGGGGGGGTCTAATGAGAATAAATACCTACCTTCATTCCAAAACATTCCTTTCCATAGTTCTCAATGTTCTTACTATGTTCCATCTTTTATGGTAGATGTTGGCCGTTTGTCCTCGACCTGAGCACAATTATGCGCACCTACGCACACTCGCATGGACCTCACACACCGTATATATGTTAAGTAATGGCATATAGTAAGGGGCAATGTCACCAACGGTTACACGCCTGCCCGTATTTTCTGCCCATAGATGCATGCTGAGTGCCATGCCAGCCGCATGATGCACAATCATACCGCCACACACTACAACGCGCCACGGCATGCATACGGCTCAGCAAGGGCATAATGGTATTATAGTACCATATAAAACATATGTTCTAACGTGCATAATAGGCAAAACCTCACACACCTCACACGTAAACCTCACGCCAAGCGTAATGCGCTGGAACCCCCCAATTTCTGCCGTTTTTCTTCTTTATTTAGACCTCACATTAAAGAAGTAAGAGAGGACTATTATAATTTTCCAGCAAAGGATTGGCAAAGTAGTGTAATGTCTGTAAGGCACACTCACTAACGCCTGTAGATGTGAGGTTTTGCCATCACTGACAAACTAGGCACCACACAAATTAGGGTATGACATTGAAAAAACCACACACCACACACCACACAATTGAGGGCAAACACCACAACAATGTCATATTGCCAATAAACAATGTCATATTGCCAATAAATGGTGGAAATGGCTGGGATTGCGGCGATTATCAATATACATGCTGCAGTGCACAATGCATTTATGTTGCAACGTATATAATAGTATGAGATAGTAAGGATAGTAAACACAACTTAGAAGGATTAAAAGAATGTACAGATTAACATACGTTAGAAGCGATGCTTTAAAACACCAAACGCGTGTCGGTATTTACGGCTCTGATAATTTCCATACCAAGAATTATTTAAATTGTTGGGAAGATATAGAGGTTTTTTGCAGGCCGTTAAAATGTAAACTAAGCATAGGCGGGTTTTATTATCG